CCTAATTCTCTTTTTAACAGATAGTGAATCTCATTTCTCGGTACTGACGGATCGTAAGGGCTTTTCAGCTCTTCCAATTCTTCAGCGATTTTCCAAAGCTCAGCTTCACGTTGAGCCAATGGTTTCCCGTAAGGGTTCCAACCAACAGGACCTTTGAGGGTATCAGGTATTTCACCTATAACCTTGAGGATCTCACGTTGCTTGGGACGTAAAAGAGGAAGTATGGAAGGACCAAATTGTTTAGCCATATCTAAATATGACTTATCAGTAGGAACTTTCCATTTAAACTGTCTCAGGATCTTGTCCTTGGTGATAAACCTTGAACAAAATTCTGCAGTGGATGAATTGAAGATGCACTTTTCAAGTGACACCTTACACTCCAAATCACTGATTATACGCAGGTATTCAGGCGCATACTTTTGGTCTATGACAATGTCATCACCAACAATAGCGTAATTATAACTGACGTCCTGACGTTCACCAGACAATTCATCATACAAATGACGAAGAGGGTCAACAGATCCTTCAACATTACAAATCACCATTCTCACAATAAAGTGGTGGTAAAGTGCAAAAGAAGGAAATGATGGTCCTAGACCTAGAGGCTGACCAGTCATCCATTTGATCTTTATATCACCTTCCGGTGATGAACAGACCCAATTAGATGTAGAGACTTCTTCAAAGAGGTCGATAAACGGATTATTACCATAAATGGATTTTAGTACGTTTATCTGGTCCGTGAGCGGTAGATAATTTGTAGCGTCAGATAAATCGACACTACTTACTTTAACTCCGTCTCTAAGTAAGCCTTGAATATATAGGACACCTGCTTCTTGGTCCATAGTAAAGTCATTCTCCAAATTCCCTAAAAGGGTAAGGAGATCATCTTTAAGAGGATTGAGAAGCAACTGGACACATGGCAAAGGATTAGCGATAGCCCTAAGCTTGTAACCAGGTTCTTGAAGGAAAGAGATACGACCCACAGTCTCCTTATGCTCTAGAGCAGGTAGGACGTAGTGGATTTACGACCATTGTTTACTAACCTCTTCCATGAAGAAGTCAGGTAACACACCGTTAAGATGTTTGTTAATAAAAGACCGAGCAATCAGATGATTGAACTGTTCAAGTATTAACTTAGGTGTAGACTTTGCAGTCTTAAACCCAGCATACATATCGGGAGATCTCACAGATGAGAAGAATTTTCCAATCAATAAATCGCCTTGTAAAAGACGTGTTGAGAGGTTCCTTGAACCTATGAAACTGTTCGCAACTAAATTAAAGTCCTTGAATAACTCCAATCCTCTCTCACGAGAGAATCGGACGGAATTTGAGAACTTTAACCACTGCTTCTCACTAACTTTTGGGCTAATGAGTTGACTGTAAACCATAAGACAATTCAATATCTTATGGGGTTTATGCAGATCGAAGATAGAGTGTAATGGACCAGCTGGTAAACCAGCTTTACATTTCACCCACCCCCACTCTGGGGTAGTACCAGACAAATAGTTCAGGTATCCAACTTTGATAGTC